GGAGGGAAGCCAGTCCGAAACCAATCAGACTGGGGGATCGCTCAGCAGCAAGTGGAGACGCTTCTGCACATGGTTACGTCCCAACTCCGTTGTCACTTTGTCCTGCTGGCTCACGTCGAACGAGAGACTGATGCAGTTCTCGGAGGAGTTAAGATTACACTTTCCAGTTTGGGAAAAGCTCTAGCGCCGAAGCTGGTGCCGATGTTCAGCGATGTGATCCTGTCTGTTCGGGAGGGAACGAAGTTCACCTGGGATACGGGCAGCGCACTTGCAGACGTGAAGAGCCGCAATCTGCCGATTGCACAGAATCTGGAGCCAACCTTCGGGACGATCATCAGCAAGTGGAAAAGTCGTGGTGGGGTGCTGGAGAAGGAAGAAGGGGGTGGGGTATGAACAACACGAACGACAAGCTGCCGCAGTGGATGGCTGAGCGCGCCGAGAAGATTACCCGCGCTGCTGAGTCCCCAAACGGAGGACTTTATGCTGCCATCATTGAGGCTATGCAGGAAGCCGGCCGGGAGGTTGCGTTCTACTTCGCTGGGCAAAGTGCGCCGACGCCCACCGCAGCTGAAGCGCAAGGGGTGCCGAGCGAATTTGCTGCTTTCTTACGTGAAGGCGCGCGAGTCATCGGTGCTCTGATCGTCAAGTCTGATTGCCATGTAGATCGCAATCAGGAGTTCTACGACGCCGCCCAGTGGAATGCCAAGGCGCTGAGATATGCGACTCCACCCCAGCCCGCCAATCCGGCATCGGCTCCAGTGCAAAGGCACCCCGTGACAAAGCAGCCATGGGGCACAGCGCAAGGGGCAGAGCCGGTAGCGTGGATGTGGCAGCACCCGGAAACTGGGAATATCGGATTCGTTGAGCACGCCAGCCCGGAAGACCTCGCGCACTGGGAGCGCGTGAACCGACCGCGCAAGATCATCAAACCGCTAGGTGACTTAACGCCCCAGGACCACACCGCCCCCACGCCCCAGGAGCAGGCAGAGCCGAGCCCGATTGAATGGCTGAAAAAGGCAATGGACATGGCGAAACTGCCCGATGAGTTCCGCGCACCGATGATTGGATATTTCTGCAATGTGGTAGTGAACGCCGCTCTCGACCACAAGGCCGACAGCACCGAAGGAGGCAAGCATGACTGAGCGCGAAAATCACTTGCAGCAGTGGCGTCGAGTGATCATGGACGGGGCTGTAGAGCAAGCCGCACTGGGCGACAGCACCGAGGCGCAGGCCGAGATAACCGACGAGCAGCTCCAGAGAGTTTGGTACGCCTGCGGACTCGGCAAGGAATGGGACGTGCCTGCTGACGAAGACCAATTACGCTTTGCTCGTGCAGCCGTCCTCGCCCTGCGAGCGCCACGGTAGGCGCTGACGGATGCTCGGCTTGACGAGCAGTTGCTCCGAAAAGTATGGGGCCTCAATCCGGGAATCATGATTGCTGGACTGCGCGAAATTGCCCGCGCCCTCGACGCAGAGCACGGCATCCTGCCTGCATCGGAGACGGAGGGAACCTCGGCTCAGTCACGGGAGGGGGAAGATAATTGAGGCGGATTACATCGGAGTAATGTGCCCCGATAACCCCATCCACCCCCTTATACAGTAATACCAATATACAGTACATAGTCCTATGCAGACCCTGAAACTCCTTTGGAACCACACTTGGCCACCCCTTCTGGCCTTGTCAACCACGCCACTGGTCTGGACCTTAGGCCTTGCGGCCCTTGGAGGGGGCTGGTGGAGCCTCCTAGCACTGCTTCTGGTGCCAGCCCTCGTCCTCCTGTCCCTTTTGTTCGCCCAGCGAGGGGCCGAAGGCCCGGATTCGCAGGGGCAGCACGCGGACGTTCGGCGCGGAAGGCTCCCGGCAGGCCTCTGGTGGCTGGAAACACCGGATGAACGGCTGCCCGGAGGGACGTATGAGCCTACTGTCTGGAGGACATATGCCCTTTTCGGATGGTATGCTTGCGCACTCTACTGGCTCGGGTGGCGGAATCAGCTGCACGGGCTGGGGTTCAGCTTCCGCAAGCGCCTATCGGTGCCCTGGTCGCTGCGGAGGGGCTACTTTAGGAATGCTGAGGGCCTTTGGTGGGCACGGCTAGGCCTGGGACCCCTCCCTTTTGAGCTGAAGCTGGGCTGGAGGCAGTACATTGTGCAAGGGGAGCTGTGGGCCGTGCCCTGCTGTACGGTGACGAGGGTCTGACGCAGGGGGAAGGCACCACTTCCGGTGCACAGAAGACTGTAGCGGAGTTATTGAGGTGGATTACACGGGAGTAATCCGAGGCAATAACTCCAGTACAGCCTCCGAACGAAACCAAGGCGGATTACACCGTTGTAATCCGGGGCAATAATCGAGGCCAGCCCCCTCTACAGTAATAGAAAGGACAGTACAGTGAGCATCAAACGCGCATCCGTGGACGCACAGGAGACACAGGAACCTTCCTCCGTGACCCTGCCGACCTCTCCCGTCCCTCAGCCCCCCGCTTTCCTCATCATCAACCTGGAGGGGGCCATGCTGCACTACACTTCCGACCCTGCCGCAGCCCGGGCCTACGCGAACAGCGACGAAGATCTGGTGGTGGACCTGCGGCAAAACCCACCCGCCCAGCTGTACGGCGATGGGGATCAGGAGCCGGCCATGCCGCTGCCGATGGACACCGAGGACGCCGACCCGTCCGACCCCTCTACTGTACTGTAGTATACAGTATACAGTGTACGTTCCGAAGGAACGGCAAGCGAGCTCACCCACCAGTCTGCTCGCTCAGCCCTTCCTTCAGCCCTCCCCCTTCCTGCAATGTACACCACACACCTCAGCCACACACTTCACCAACCTCGGAACGTGTGTCCTAATACGGGTGGTTGGAGGGGGCGACGGAGGAGAATAGGCCGCACCAAAAAGGTGCACACTCCCCTCCCCTCGGGTTTACCCTGGCCCCCCCTCCGTCAGCCTCCCGCCCACCGCTCCCCCGCAGTCTTGCATGTATACACTGTATTACTGTCGCGCGAGGTTATCCGTGTGGATTACAATGGAGTAATCCGAGGGAATAATCCCCCACAGGCCCCCACATGCAAATCCAAATCCTCCGCCGCGATGGCAGCCTCGAAACCCGCGAAATTCTGCCAGGAAAAAAGCTCCACGGCCTGCGAATCCTCTCTGTCACCCTCAGCAAAAGCGACCTCCACCTCCTTCTGAACGATCAGCGCACCCAAGTGTGGGCCAATAGAGTTTTGCAGTCTGCATTCCACTCCCACGAGTGCAAACTGGAAGGCTCCTGCCCTCCCGAAAGTCCGACGAATCCTTCGCCAGACCTTTGACCTTTGACCCTCAACCTTACTTTTAGGAAAACTGAAATGTCCTTCGACGCACAATCCTTCCTCGACTCCGCTGTCGCCGGTTCCAACGACACCAAAATCACCCCAGTCCCCGTCGGCGAGTACACCGGTATCGTCAAGTCTGTCGCAGCTCGCCAGTGGTCCAGCAAAGACGGCACCAAGTCCGGCGTGACCCTCGACGTCACCTGGACCATCGAAGATGAAGCCGTCCGCCAGGAACTCAACCGCAAGGAAATCTCCTGCCGCCAGGGCATCATGCTCGACCTCACTTCCGCTGGCGGCCTGGACATGTCCAAGGGCATGAACGTCCAATTGGGCCGCCTGCGCGAAGCCACCGGCCTGAACGTCCCCGGCCAGCCCTTCTCCTTCACCATGCTGGTGGGCCAGGCCGCAAAGGTTAAGGTCAGCCATCGCGTGGACGGCGAGGACACCTACAGCGAGATCAAACAGGTCGGCGCACTGTAACCTGCTGGGAACATCTTCTTCCGAAAGGAAGTAAGATTGGGGGTCGGCGGGCGAAAGTCTACCGACCCTCTTTTTTCTGGAGGGGGTACGTTGCGGAGCAACGGTAAGCCAGTTCGGAACCCATGCTCTCCCTGGGGACCACTTCCGAGCCAACTGCCTTGCCGTTCAGCGTACCCTCTCCTCCTTCAGCCTTCAGCCCCCGTCCGAACGGCACTTGCCCGGAGTCCTCTGATGCAATCTCCCCTCTCCAGCCTCCTTGAGGCCCTCCTGAACATCCTGGTGGGGGCCGCGGTCAGCCTTCTGGCCCAACTCCTCATCTTCCCCCAGTATGGCCTCCATCCCAGTTTCAGCTCGAATCTGTGGATTACCTTCTGGTTCACCCTGGTGAGCCTCCTCCGCTCCTACTTTCTTCGCCGCTGGTTCAATCGGCGGATTATCCGTGCGGGTAATAGGGGCGCTAGGATCGCCGTTCGCTCCAATTGAGGGTGGAGTATGTCCTCCACCCAAAAACCGCCCACGCGGGCACGCCGGGGCCTTCCCGCCCCACTCTCCCTTTCCCTCAACCCCCAATCCAACGAAAAACCATGTCCTCTGCACTTCTCAGTGAAATTACAATCAAGCCCAACAGGCAGCGCCGCGAATTCGACGCCGAAGCCCTCGGGGAACTGGCCGACAGCATCCGCAAGGGACTGATGCATGCACCCGTGCTTCGCAGAGAGCAAGGGCGTTTGGTCCTGGTAGCCGGTGAGCGTCGGCTGAAGGCCATGCAAGAATTGTGGCTGCTCGGTGAAGGCGTCACTTACAATGGACAAGCCTACCCTGAAGGTAGAGTTCCTTATGTGGAACTTGGAGAACTGTCCGAACTCGAGGCTGAGGAGGCCGAGCTGGATGAGAACCTCAGGCGGAAGGACCTCACTTGGCAGGAGAGTGCGGCAGCAATGGCCCGACTGCATGCACTGCGAACGAAGCAGGCGCAGCTGAACGGCAAGACGCATACAGTTGCAGACACTGCCATCGAGGTAAAGGGGCGCAGCGATGGGTCCTTCCAGGAAACGGTTCGAAGGGAACTGATCGTTGCAAAGCACCTCACGAATCCTGAGGTGGCGAAGGCCAAGTCGACTGATGAGGCGTTTAAGATCCTCAGAAGGCAGGAGGAGGTTCGCAAGAATGTGGAGTTGGCACAGACTGTCGGCCAGACCTTCACCAAGAGCGTGCATCAGGTGCACAACATCGATTGCCGGAAGTGGATGCAGGGGACGGAGGAGACCTTCGATGTGATCCTGACCGATCCTCCGTATGGCATGGATGCTGATGCTTTCGGTGATTCCGGTGGCCGGATGCTGAACAATGACCACCGCTATAAGGACGACAAGGAGCACTTCGATCAGCTGATGGCAGAGTGGGTTCCCCTAACCTGGAAAGTGACGAAGCAGCAAGCGCACGCGTATGTCTTTTGCGACTTGGACAACTTCCACCAGCTGAAGCGGATGATGGAAAGTGTGGGCTGGTATGTCTTCCGCACACCGCTGATTCACCACAAGGGAGCGAATTCAGGGCGGGTGCCGCTGCCGACGGAAGGGCCCAGGAGAACCTATGAGCTGATCCTGTACGCGATCAAGGGGCACAAGCAGGTTACGGCAATCTACCCTGATGTGATTACGAGCCAGGGAGATCGCGGCTTCCTCATTGGGGCGCAGAAGCCGGTGGAGCTGTTTGTGGACCTGCTGAAGAGGAGTTGTCGGCCAGGGGATAGTGTGCTGGACTGCTTCGCCGGGAGTGGGACAATTCTGGAGGCAGCACACGAACTAAAGGTGAAGGCGACAGCGCTGGAGCTAAAACCCGAACACTATGGAATGTGCCTCACGAGGCTGCGAGAGCTCGATAAGCCGAGGGACACGAAGCTGGAGACGCAGTTGGGCATGGGAGGGGAACTGTCCGAGCTGATCCAGAAGGGGAAGCAGGAGTGGGCCATACAGAAGCAAGCCGAGCGGGCTGCCGGGGGTGCACGGTGAGGCAAAAGCTGCACATGATCGGCCCAAAAGGGGCCAGGGTGATGATCGTTGGGGATGTGCCCAATGATGCAGATTTTCAAAAGGGTGAACCTTTTATTGGTGGGGGTGGGTATGAACTGAGCAAGATGCTTCAGGAAGCTGGCACCTTTCGAGAAGAGGTGCTGATGCGCTATGTGGTGATGGAAGAGGGCTGGGGCAGTGTGGAAGAGCTCGTCGCACTGAAGAAGAAGGATGTGACAGGGGAGCATGTGCTCTATCGGGGGAAGCACGTCCTGCCCTGTGTGGTGGAGATGGTGGAGGAGCTGAAGGCGGCGATTGAAGAGGAGCGTCCAACAGTCGTCGTTCCGGTGGGGAACTTGGCACTCTGGGCTCTGACAGGAGAGTGGAGCGTGAGGAACTGGCGCAGCAGCTTGATGGAAAGTACGCTGGTGCCAGGGCAAAAGGTCATCCCCACACTGCCGCCGCTGGCCGTGATCGTGCAGTGGGGCATGCGGCCGATCGTGATCCATGATCTGAAGAGAGTGGTGAGGGAGAGTCAGTGGAGGGAAATTAAACGTGTGGATTACTCCTTTGTAATCCGCCCCGATTACCCCACCGCCATCGAATACCTGGCCAAGCTCATCCACGACAGCACTGTATGCTTCCACGAAACGGGGCAGCGGATGCAGATCGGCGGGGATATTGAGACGCGGGCAGGGCATATTGCCTGCATTGCCTTCGCCCGGTCGGAAAAGGAGGCCATTTGCATCCCCCTGATGTGTGTGGATAAGGCTGACGGCTACTGGACCGAGGCACAAGAGGCCTACCTGGTCTTTCTCATCTATCAGCTTTGCCAAACGGCTGAAATC